CAGACGCAGACCCAGCTTCAAGGTGGGTGCGTGGAGCGTAACGTGGAGATCACAGTTCAGATCCCGAACTGCGACTGCTCCTAGGAGGCGTTATGCCTCAAAACGTTCACATCCGTCTGAACCGGATCGATCTTCGTAACCTGTCCATCCGTCGTGCTACCGCCTTGATTGAGAAGGTCACGACTCAGGTCTGGATCGAGGCGAAGCTGGATTCTCGTGGTCCCTACTCCACGGGACGGACCGCCGCTTCCATCACGAAACGTGTGTACGTGGTCAACGACCGGGTCCACGGAGACGTAAGAGCTAACACTCCATACGCTCACATCGCTCACGACGGAGCCAAGCCACACATCATCCGCCCCCGCCGCCCCGGTGGAACTCTCACCTTCTACTGGCGCAAGGTAGGGCATGTGGTAAATTTCCCTTACGTAAGTCACCCAGGTATGCGGGGCAAGCACTTCCTGTCTGGTCCCATGGAACGGGTTGGCCGACGCAACCGGTTCATCGTTTTCACCTTCGACTAGGAGAGCCCGTGACCGACCTGGATCTCGTGACGATCAAGGATCGTGACATTCCGATCAAGAAGCTCAACGAGACGCAGATGATGCTGCTCGTGCGGGAAGCCCGGGTGCTGCGATCCGAGCATCAGCCGATGGAGCGCAAGCTACGTTCCATCGCTTTCATGCTGGACATCGTGGAATCGGCCCTGGTTAACCCAGATGACCAGGAATGGTTGATGGGCCTGGCCGGCACTGGACAGATCGAGTTCGGAGAGATGCTCAAGATCGCCACCCCGTTCGAGCAGGCAGCCGAAACCGCCACCAAGCCCGTGAAGCGTGTCCGTGCAGCCATCCGGAACCGCTGAACCGCAACTACCGGAACTCGTTAACAATCCGTTAGCTTCAGTCCGTCCCGGCGATATCGAGGTTCAGGCAGCAGGACACTGGATCTTCATTCCCGCCATGACAGCAGCCGACTGGCTGGAGTTACTGATGGGTGACGTCGAGACTCTGGATCTTGATGCGGTGTTCCCGGGACTAGCTTCCGAAGAGGATCAGGATTTCATCAACGAAGCCCTGATCTGTGGTGACATCAGCCCCGAGCAGGTGGACAAGCTTGCTCTGCAACTGGTCAGCGAAGCATCGGGACGGCCCTGGTATGTCACTTTGAGGATGGTTCACATTGCCATGTCACGGTGGTCGATCCTGGGTGGTCGTCTCATCCTGGCTGGCCTCAACCCGCAGCACGTATCCCTGTCAGCGTGGCTGGATGCCTTGTGGTTGACCATGTTTGACTCGCTGCCGAAAGATAAGTGGACCATGTTCTCGTCACAACTGGAGATGCCACCACCGTCGGAAGCCAAGCCAGCCATGGAATCTATGGAAATGAGCGCAGATGCGTTCACAAGCCTTATGCACGGATAGTACGATCTAAACTGGTGGCGCATCGTCCCTGACACAGCCCACAGACACCTCGTTTTGAGGGGCTTCTGTGACGGCACCAGGTGGACGTGTAGGCACCGCTTACATCTCGTTCCATGCTGAGACCGGACGTCTACGTCCGGAACTTGAGGCTGCCCTCCGGGCCGCTGGTGACGACGCTAACGGTTTCCTCGATGATGTCGGGCAGCAGTGGGGCGACACGCTTTCTGACAGTGCCTCCACCGAGATCCGCAAGCACGGTCCCGATTTTGCCCGCTCCATGGAACATGCCCTGACTGGACAAGTAATCAGTCTCGGCGGTGTCCGGTACAAAGTGGACCGTCGCGGTTTCCTACACGACCTGGACACCGGCCATTTTGCCGGCAAGATCGTTGACGAAGTAGCAGAAGCTTTCTCCTCAGCGTCCAGACCAGGTGGCCCGTTCTCCAAGGTGGGTGAAGGTATCGCCGATGCGATCGGTGCCGCCTTTAACGTATCTGGCCGGTCACCCCTGATTGCCCTCCTGCCTATTGTTTTCGGTGCCCTGGCTGGCGCTATCACCGCTGCGGTACAGGCAGTTAACGCCCTTCTTGCTGTCCTGGTTCAGGTACCTAGCCTCCTGGTTGCGATCGGGCTACAGGCTGGCGTACTGATGATCGCGTTCGACGGTGTCGGAACCGCCATTAGCGGTGCCTTTGCCGCCAAGAACTGGAACGAGTTCTACGCCGCGATTCAGGGGCTGACACCGGCAGCGAAGAACTTCGTGGTGACCCTGCTGCCACTACGGGACCTGTTCAGGGAACTGAAAACGTCCGTCCAGGAGAGTTTCTTCTCCGGATTCGGCAACACGATGGTCAACATCGTGCAGGAACTGGGACCTATCCTGCGGTCGGGGCTGCCCCAGTTGGCTAACGCACTGGGTAACCTGTTCAAGCAGATCGGGTTGTTCTTCGCGTCCCCCGTGTTTGTTGACTTCGTTAACGACATCATCCCGGCAACGATCCAGTGGCTGGGTAAGTTCGGGCCAACTCTCGTCAGCTTGATGACGGCTGTGTTCCGGATGGCGGATGCTGCTATCCCGGCTCTGAGCCGTCTCGGCGACATCGTTAACAAGATCTTCGGACAGTTCACTAGCTGGCTCACCGAGCAGGTTCAGAGTGGGAACCTGACCAAGTGGCTCGAAGACATGGGAGACACACTTGAACTGGTAGGGGACCTGTTCCTCAACGCTGCTTTCTTTGTTACATCGTTCCTGGACGCACTGAACAAAAACGGTGGCCAGGACATCATCAAGCAGCTTTCGGACTTCTTCTACCAGTTGGGTTTTTTCTTCAGTACCCCGCAGGGCCAAGCGGCGATGGCTGGATTTGTTCACCTGGTTGAGGCACTTACGTACGCCTTTGCCGGGTTGGTCTTTACGTTCATGGGCGCACTGATCGCTATCGAGGCGGTCATTCAGTTCTTCGCTTTCCTTGGTACAGCAATCCAGGCTTTCATCACCTGGTTGATTGAGACCGCTGGTCCGGCGATCGGCAGCTTCTTCACCGAAACAGTTCCCGGGTTCTTCAGTGACCTGTGGACCAGTGCTGTTGAAATCTGGGACCAGATTGTTGCTGCTATCCAGGCCGGTTGGGAAGAAATCCAGCAAGGTGTCGAAGATCGCTGGAACAAGATCGTAGACTTCTTCCAGAGCATTCCTGGTCGAATCCTTGGAGCAGTTGCAGAGTTCGGACTTCTTCTCTACAACGCCGGTAAGAGCCTGATGGATGGCCTCAAGGAAGGTCTCCAGTGGGGCTGGGATCACACTGTTGGACCGATCCTTAACTGGATCACCAACCAGCTTCCCAACTGGAAGGGTCCCCTGGACAAGGACAAGAAGCTCCTGATGCCAGCCGGTAAAGCCGCGATGGAAGGCTTCGCCGCAGGCCTGCGTGATGGTGCCATGGAAGTCAAAGACATGCTCGGAGACTTCACCAACTCGATCCGGTTCGGTGGACTCAGTGCCAGCAACACCTTCAACACGAACCTGAACTTCATGGGACAGCCACCAACCGTCTCCCAGGCTAAGGCAGCCGGCGCAGCGGTTTCTAACCAACTCAACAAGCAGGTGGCCAGTAACGACACTCGGCTCGCTGTAAGGATGGCCTGACATGGATTACAACCCGCACCGGCCTCGCATCGTAGGCCAGGAATGGGTTCCCATCCGGGAGGAAAGCACCGCTGACCTCATCTACGAGCCAGCCGGGACAGTTGAATACGGCACCAACTTCACGCTGACCGCACAGAAGATTCTGTCGGAAGCGCGGTTCTACTCGAACGACATCAACGGCGACCTGGGACTGATGGCCAATGTGTATCCACTTGGCGACGAGATCGAGATGGGACCAGTTCACCGGGTCCTGATTCCCGTCAACAACGGTGCCCTCACCGGCTCCAACACGTCGTTCAACGGTGGCGCTAACGCTGCCGCGTGTCTGCTCAACGTGGACGACACCAACTACGTCAACGTGCCGTTCAACGCCACCGCCTCTCCCCCGGACACCACCTACTTCCGGGCGTACTTCGGTGTCAACAACTACGCCGCGCTGCTCAACGGCAAGCGCATCCTCCAGGTGAACCTGCTGTACGCGTTGTCCTCCAGCATCCAGGTTCTCTCCGATGCGCTGACACCGTCGGAGAACGCCGACATCGACATGACACTGGGGATTTCCCTCAACAACAACTTCCTCCCCACCACACTCGGTAGTGCCTCGTCCGACTGGACCAATCCTGGCTTCGTTGACAACTTCAACTTCGAATACGACGTACCGAGCAGCACTCACGGCAAGACGGTGTACCGCATCGGAATCGGCAACATCTGCCTACGTACCGCTGCCCCCACCGTGTTCCCGTGGACTTACGCAGACCTGGCACGTTTCGAGATCAGCGCCTCGGACCGGTTGGCTATCCAGTTCGGCACCGAAGTGGACCGGGGACTGGCCACCACCACGGCCAGCAACTTCACCAATCGGTTGCACTACATGGCCCTGGAAGTCATCTACTGCGAAGAGACCCGGGTTGCTACCGGTTACACCTGGAACTTCGGTCCCACGCCGGAGACTCAGGTTGTCACCATGTACAACGTGGCCGGGACTGCCGCTGCCCCAGTCCTGGCGGCTGGCAGTTACCGGTTCACGGTGGCGTCGGGGGTGTTCTCCAGCGCGAAAGGTGACCCCGCCTCGACTTTGGCGATGTTGCCGTCCACCGGTAAAGGACTGCGGCAGCTTTACGACATTCCCACTCTGAGCAGCGTCAAGGTGTCCATTCCGAACCCGTACGACGAGACCATCGAAGACAAGGTGGTCACTGAGGAAGTCAGCCAGGTTGTTCCTCAGATGTCGTTGCACACCACTGGTGGCCCGGCGGTGTTCACTGAAATTCACCCGTACGGTAACCAGGCTAAGGCTCAGGTTTACGGCACCATCACAGCCACCCAGGTGCTACAGGACAGCGTGCTGAGCAACGTTAACAGCTACCCGTGGGTGCGGTACTACGCCCGCCGGTTCGGTAACACCTCCGCATCCCTGCTGTTCGACTCGACGGCGATCACCGGATCTTCAGTCACTATCACGCCGTCAGAGTTCGATGCGCTACCGGAGATCATTGACGGTTGGAAGGAGATCACACTCCGGTTCACTACCGCCCCGTCGCTGGGGGCTGGTACCAACCCGACGTGGCGTTGGAGTTCCAGCGGTGAAACGGCTGGTAACCGGTGGGAGGTCCTGGGTGCTGTTGCTCCTGCTATTTCGGCCATCCCCGGTAACTTCATCAACCTGGTGACAACCACCCAGAGGCTTGGTGCTGCCACATATGGTGCCCCATCGGCCGGGACCACGGTGGCGATGTCGTGGGTTCCGGGTATCTCGCCTCTCGTGTCGTCTACGACGGCTGACACGCAAGCTGACGCGGTCCTCATCTTTGCGATGGACATGCCGACTGTTACGGGGTTCAGCATCTCCACGGTGAACCAGCCGTTGACGGGGATCGGGTTGAACTGTGCGGACGGTGTGGGGTGCTGCCAGCCGACTGGACTCAGTTACAACCAGGTCACCTGGGTGCCTACGTCTCTGGGTGTTCCAGCGTCCGGGTTTGGTTACTACGAACTGCAACGCATGGACACGGTAACAACTGACTGGCAAACGATCATGAAGAACACGTCACCGAGTGGTTCTTCATTCAAGGATTATGAAGCCAGGGTCGGTCTTCAGTCCTCGTACCGGATACGAGCCGTTGACGTACTGGACTTCCCCGGGCTCTGGTCGTCCACTGTGAACATCACCATGGCATCTCCGGGCGTCACAGGTGGATCCTGCATCTCGCAGGGACACACACTGATCTTCACATCCAACTACCGCCAGAACGGCAGTATCAACCTCGCCTACTCCGAGGCATGGATGGGTGGATCCGTTGTCGAGGAACCGTTTGCGTTCCCCGAGGCCGGGATGAACGTGGTGCAGATGATGTTCGATAAGGACTTCCCCACCATCTTCCGGCCACTGGAACGAGGCGGGGAACAGTTCCAGCGGACCCTCCTCGTCCAGGCTGCCGCTATCTCGCCACCGACCGCTGGTGACTTCCGGGCACTGCGAGACATGGCCTGGGACGACGTACCGTACGTGTGCGTTCGGGACGAGGACGGTAACCGTTGGTTCGCCTCGGTGATGGTGCCGGACGGCAACATCCTGCGGGACCGTCGCCTGTACATGGCCACGATCAACGTGGTGGAAACGTCTGATACTGCCTATGCGGTGATTACGACATGACCCTCACCACGCTGCCGCTGGACCCGATCCTGGATCAGCAAGCCGGGGTCGGGCAGCGCAGCATCAGTTACCGGTTCGATCTGATCGACGGGATCACCGGTGAGGTACTGGGTAGCCTGACCCCGTTGCGGCAGGCCAGTTTGAGTCACAGCACGCAGCAGACCATCAAGCGACGGTTGACCCTGTCCCTAGGTAAGGCCGACACCGCTGAGGTGAACCCGGTCCGGGACCGGGTGGCTGTATACATGACAGCACAGGGCGTTGACTGGCCGCTGGGTCGCTACATGTGGACCGGGCAGAACCGGGTGGTCTACTCGTCCGGGAACCTGTCCACCAGCAACCTGATCGACGAGATGTTCATCGTGGATCAGCCGATCGAACACGGCATCAACGGTATCGAGAAGACGATCCAGGCCGTCATCTACGACACAGTAGCTGGCCTCGACGTTACGTTGGCAGACCTGCCGGCCAGTGACTTCCTCTGCGCCCAGTCGTGGGGTATCGGATCCACCCGTGGTGCGATCCTGGAAGCCTTGTCGGTAACCGGGGACTACTTCAGTCCCTGGTTCGGTAACGACACGAAGCTCCACTTTGTACGGTCGTTTGATCCTGCGACTGCGGTGCCCCAGTTCGACTACGACTCCGGGTTTCAGGTGTATCAGCAGGGCATCATCGAAACCGATGACCTGCTAACGGCACCTAACCGGATCATCGTGGTATCCAATGCGGCTACGAACGCCGGTTCGGCACCGGTTGTCGGTATCGCTGACATCGCCAGTACCGCACCGAACTCGATCAGCAACCGTGGCTTCG